TCAATGTAGGAAAGGTAGTGCCATATAAATCGCCCATAATAGCATAAACATCGGTATCCAAAACAGGATTATTGAAAACACCCACACCCATCCCGACGGTATCCCGTAACTGACAGTATCTGCTCCGAAACCTGTAAGGAAACCAATCGAATCAAAAATACTGTTCATGTTCGCCGACGACGTATCTGTAAAAGTCACATTACGATAGTTCAATCCACGTCCGTCGGGGTCTGTCGCAGAAGTCAAAAATCCCGTATCTTTGACGTTCAAATCCGACGCATCATAACCTAGATAAGATTGTGAATTTATTACAGCAGTCGTAACAAGGAACAAAGAAAAGAAATATATCCCTAAGACTATAATCCATCTGCCTGCATCGAACTTGCCCATATATATTTTCACCTAAGTTTATTGACTCTGATTAGAGTTCGATATGAATTTCCATAACAGACCAACTACTAGGTTGACCACGATGACTATTATGAATATCCATACGTTGATTAGCCCTAAACCCATTACAAGCAACCCGCCTAAGAACGCACCTAAAATAGTAACACCTGGATTGTTGAAAGAGTATGACAAATATCCTGTTATCGCTATGATGATAGCTATGCCTATGATAAACTTCAAAGAATTGTTTGCACCCGTGAACGTGTCAATCATAATATTAACATCCTGACGCTGCGTTGTTGTTGAGCTTGCTGAAACACCAGTCTGACCAGGCAACACAACGCTCTCAGCACTGCAAGTTATACCTGGAACACCGTCGATAACATTCACGACAATATCTTCTATGTTATACTCAGAATAATCATCATCATTCGCTTCATCCTGGAGATACAACCTCACCTCATAAACACCAGGCGTGTCATAAAAACATGAATAAGATGGAGACGTAAGTGACCAAGACCCGTTTTGAAGATTAATATCTTTACTCTCGGCAAGACCGCAGTTAGTAACTATTCTTTCTCTGTCGGCGGACACGTCATTATAATAGTTGTAATTACTATGATAACCTTGCTCTTGAGCCTTGAAAATAACTGAACTATTCACGCAGATAGTTCCAGCCACACTAGGAGTAGACCCGTATCCACCATACGCTTTAGTGTTGTCTAAAGTAGGCGGGACATCATTGAACCCGCTAAATGCACAGAATGTTGAACCTTTCTTCATGCCGCAAATATCCAAGCTACCGTCGTCGTTAGCATCAACTACAACCGTATAATAATCCTGTGGCGAACTGCCTGGAGACACATCGGTAAAATGAATAGTGCTGTCGTCTTTGCTGTTCAACTTGAGAATACCTTTAGCAGTAACCAGGTTATAAGTATCATCGTTATCCTCATCAGCGAACATGTTTTCGACAGCAATCAGGGTCGTTGCGTTCATAACATCGCCGAACATTAAATCACCGTTACCAACAGCTTGCCCTGAATCGTAAGCGAACACTTGCGAATCACCGAAAAACCACAAATATCTCTCAGTCATATCATAGCATCCACCTTTAGTAAAATCAGTAGAGCTGCCTGGTACTAACGAGTATTTGTAGTTAGCAAAAGCACAGACAACATCAACATCATCATACAAAGACACAACTGGTGGCGTTACATGAATATCATCAGGATAGTTAGGCACGCTAAATAGAGTCTCAACATAAGCTAAAGACCCGTCTGATTTAAGTGCAGCAAGTTTAGCCGATTCAGAGGCGCTATTGACTATATAAGTCACGACAATATATCTGTCACCACCACCAGCTAAATCAATCGCAGCCAACCCACCTGTCCGCTCACAACCAACACCTAAAGCAGCCTCACCATCGCCATCAAACTCTGAATCAGGTTGATTATTGATTGCATCCCACACCGAAACAGTGCAATTAGTAAGATACACAATTTCAGTGTTCCCGTCATAATCGAAATCAAATATAACAGGTTGAACAATTCCATCGGTAATCGTATTAAAATGGTCATCAGGATACCAATCATAGACCGATACGCCGAACTCATCACCTATCAACCCGATACCAGCAACAGAACCAACTAACGTAACCACCCCATTAGATACGAGACGGATTAGATTGTCTGTCGGAGCAGAATCAACCATCACATCATAACGAGACGTATCCCCGACAGTGACGTTAACAGGCACGAACCACACTATATAATTGGATTCTATCTGCACTGGATAACGATAAGCTTTCGCAGTAAGCACTATATTTTCGCTAGGAGTTCCCCACTGTGAAACGTTTAAATCATCTACTAACAGGGTCGGTGAATTGTCGCAATCAGCGCCGAAAGTCGAGTTGCTAGATAACGTCGTAGCTGTCGTATTACAAAGATACACGTCATAAATATTATTGCCAACATCAGGCGCACCATAATATCCACCCGACACAATCTCAACACCTTGCACCACACCGACAGATACATTACGTACCAGGAAAGAAGAGGTTATATTATATCCCCCATCCTTACCCGCAAAACTCTCAGTCTTGTCAAGAGTACCATCAGATTGAACATCTCCGCCCCATATGTACAGCTCAGACCCGCCGATAGATTTCATGGCTATAACATCCCCATTCTCATCAACAGCCCAACATGCAGGATATGAAAAAACTAAAGAACCCTCGTCGCATATAACAGTCTGCCTCAGTGTTGCATTGTGCACATATTCACCTAGTTTGTCCAACTGAGCAATACCATCAACACGCAAATATTCATACATCCTTACCGTGTTATTGAACTGAACGATTAGTGTGTTATAACCAGTATTATACAAGGTATCATAGAACGCAATCATGTTGCCGCTAACAGGAGCACCTAGATTTTCCTCGACATCAAGATTAAATGTATTACCGTGAATCGAATATATCTGCAAGAAATTACCGTCGACAGTCACAATCTCTTTACTACCGTCATTATCAAGGTCAGCTACGATAGGCTGGAAATTAGCACCAACTGATACTTGTGCATAAGTAACACCTGAAATGTTCGACCAATATCCATAAGCTTCTCGCAGAACAGCCTCGTTAGCGTTGTTGTTCGCCCACTGACTCCAGGATTCATACTCCCAATCAGTCTTAGCTGTCGCTGCAACCGACCCTGCAAACAATATCATAAACACAAAAAACAACAATATCCGTTTCACGTTCATTTCACCTTATCGTTTAAGCTTAAAAGACATCCTTTTTTTAAAAGGTATATTTTTCCCGCTAGCTGTACGTAAATTCCACACGAACTTTTCTTGAACAACCTTATTTCCCGCAGGCAAGACTCTATTAAACCTATCTTTAATTAGATTAGTCTCCCATCCAGCAGAAGTGACGCTTAGTTTCTTACTCTTAAGATTGTACGTAGCAATCCTATTCCCCCACACGTAATATTTTACCTTACCATCTTCTTTGAGCAGAACATCTCGCCTATCAGCAATATGTTTACTACCTATAACACTCCCATGTTCTTTCACAGGCACTTTAGATGCAACAGCGTCTGTGACTCCGAAATTAACCACATCAACTCTATTAAACGGTCGACCAACCATAGCTTTAACTTTCGCCATCACAGCTCTTCGTTGCCTATCGTTCTTGAATCTCATGATTAAATCCTCTTACCTTTCAAATCAGACCTGTTCCGTCGAGTCTCCCAATACTCGTTACCGTTCACGCTCACTCTTTTACCTGGTCGAAGCGCTTTATATCTTTTATCAGCCTTGATAGATTTCCTTACACCAACCTGTCGACCAGTTCCGTGTAGAAGCATACCTTTGCCTCTTGCCCGTAGCCGTGCCATTACAGCTCGTCGCTGTCTTGCACTTTTAAATCTGTGTCTCATAACATCACCTGAGAATTTGTCCAGATATAGATTTTAACCCTACGCAGACCTTGTCTACATAGTTCAGAAGCCTTATTAATTGCCTTAACTAAAGCCACGTTACCGTAGTACCGAATCTCCTGACCACCAGGAAGCAGCACCACTGCTTTGCCTTGTTTAGGTTTAGATGACATTTTGAAGTAAGTGAGCATAATAGGGGACATTTCCCCTACGAGACCTATCGTCGTCTTGACGAATTAGATGGTACGTATGACAATATCACCACAAGCAAGAACCCTGCCATAATAACAACGAAAGTTAACCCGCCAGTTCCGAAGAATCCTGAAAAAGGCGTTGAGTTATATGGCACAAGTGTAGTATTCGTGCTGTTCACTTGACACGCACTGCTTGCTGAGTTCCAATATCCACCTGCATCAGAGCACCGTGTACTATCACTCATAAGGTCGCCAGTTGATTGCGCTGTCGGTAAGAGAGTCGCAAGCAAAGACAGACCCACTATAAGCACAACAATACTTATGACGATGGTCTTTATGTTGTTCACATTAATTTTCATTGTAACAATAAAAAAAGGGGACAATTTCCCCTCAGAAATGATAGCAGCTGCTTTTAATGTCTACTTACCTTTTCTTGCCTGATGGCAGGAAAGCAAACACAATGATTAGCAGAACGCCAGCCATCACGACGACCCAAGTGAGACCACTGGAGTTAAAAAACGCGCCAAATGGTACACCTGATGCGCAAAGCTGGTCACCGCTACTCTGTGCCTCTGGTATCATTTCTGCCAATAGCGCAAAAAGTATGGTCACTAGAATTATAGCGACTGCCATACTTTTTAGCGTTCCGACAGTTAGTTTCATAGAAGCATAATATAATAACTAAATATATAAACGTATGCACACAAAGTGCACAAATCATGTAGATTTATCGACAAACCTTGATATGAGGTTGTCCCATTGAAGAGTATCGTAATATCTGAAATAATCTTCTATGTCGTTGATATAATAATGGTCAAAATAAGATTTCATGCCGAAAGCTTCCCAAGCGTTAAATGAGTGAATATTAGCAAATTCAAAGACTTCAATAATATGATTATACTTCCGTATCAGCTTCGACCCTGCACCGCAAGCTGCACACCGCCAAATAGGCTTAGGAAACTCAGAAGTCTCAGACCAAGTGTGACCGCATTTAGTACACGTCTTAGTGTAATGACAAGTGCAATATCTTATTCTATTAGCAAGCTCACGCTCAATAACATCAATTCGCCTCGACAACTGGGTTATCATCACCATCTCACCATAACCTGAATCTGCTGAACCAATTACACGTCGCAACAAAGCTACCCAATCGTTCATAATTACATTTAACTTATCACGCCGACGAGAGTTCAATAAAGTATGAACTTCATCAAGCACAACATTACAAGGTTCATTAGTCTGATTTTTCCAAAAATCAACATTAACAGAATCAGGCACTTCAATACCTTTCTTAACATCATAGCGTGTCTTAACAATCATTTCAGTACTCAAAGGTATGACGTTGTTACAACCCTTGATATTGATATTAGAATAAGTCTTGAAACCGTTGACATTAGTAACTATATCCCTAACTACCGTCGCTGATTTACCGCTTCCAATCTTACCGAATACTAAAGTCAACATTTTAACAAAAAAGGATGCAAGGCAGAGGGTAAAGGGTTATCTAAAACGAGGGGTGAACCGAGCCTTGCATCCTCACAACGTAAAAATCTTAGTTGTTTTTTAAGCTATCTATTTTCCTTATTAGATTTCAGCTCTTTAAGCTTATCGAATAAAAATTCTATAATAGTAAGACTTTTATCAAGCGCAAGAATCACAACAACTGCAAAAAACATAGCAATAAACCTGGTGTCATAATCGTACTTAATAAAAATATCGGAACACATACAAGGCAAAGCATCAAAACCCTCTGCTTCAGGCTGAGCCTCAAGCATCTCTTTAAACTCAGGGTGCGAGTCCAAAAACTCAAGTTTCTCGTCGGGTGGTATGTACTCCTTAGTATCTCCCCAGTGATTCTCGTTAACAGGCACTGCAAATACAAGACCACACCCTAACAAAATCATAAACATACTAAATAAGAGTATTCTGTTTTTCATGTATATCAACCTCGATTCGCTCAATATCCTCAACTTCTTTAATCTCAAAACAATCTACTTCGTCGTCACACATGACAGGTGGAACGCAATTAAGACAATCACCATCTAAACCAGGTTCGCACAGTCCGTAACATTTTACTATCTTCAAAGACTTAACAGACTCAATCCGTTTCCGCTTAATCGACGGAACTATTGAAGCGTATTTCATTCTTGTAGATAAAATAAAGCCATCTCATACAATATCTTGTCATCAGTTATCCGCATCTTACGCATCTCAGGATGATGCTTCAAATACATTCTGACACACTCTTCTCGAATGAGCTTAGCAGTATCAGGACACACACCCATAAATAATCTTCGCTTAGCCATCATTAACCCCCGTTATCTTTTAAACAGCAAATAAAAGACAAGTATAAATACACCACCCAAGAAAATAATCCACCATTTCTCGTCGAAAAATCTACAAAACAAATAATCTGCCCGCTTCAACATATCATCAATAGCACTTTTTTTTGCCATAAGCACAGCCTCATAATTACAAGATTTCAATCATCGACAAGACCTGCAAAATCTAAAATATTTAATACAAGCCCATACACTCCAAGCACAGTCGCTAAAAAAGACAAAACTAACAGCTCCCAAAACGCAAAATGAAATAAAATATTATGTAAAGTAAGCACATGCAAAACAAACAAACAAGGCATGAATCTCGTAAAACTTACATGAAAGCCCCTCATCGCAACAAATACAAACTCAGCACTAATCTTCAAAAAATCTTTTATTAATTCTAGTTTTCCCACGTCTGCTCACCAAAATTTCAAGCCTTTCAATGCTCCTGATTGGTTCAAGTACACTATAAGGTGAATCACCGTCAAGACTATAAGGATAAGGAACGCCAAGTTCCACCGCTTAATAAACTCCTGCAACTGTTGACCTCTCATAACACCCTCAATGACTTTACTGTTGACAAAAATTTTAAGGTTACGAGGATTGGTCGAAGTTATAGTGAACTGCTCGCCACGTGCATTATAAGTCTCAACGATTGCGTCTTTCAAACCATCGACATCCCATTCACGACGCAAAGGATTTGAAAAGTTCTGATTATAGTCTAAAGCGAACCTTGCTAGAGTTGCGTTCCAATACTTGAGCTGAGAATCAATGATATAAAGACCATCCTTAAATATAAAAAACTCTTTATTTCCGTCGACGATAAATGTCTCATGAACACCGTTAGCCAATTCCATATTAACGACAACCTCATCGACGAGCCTACCTGGAAACAACCACGCAAAGACTCTCTCTTTCAAGCTGCGTTCAGATTTAAGCTTATAAGGTTTCACTTCACTCAACCTGTTAGACTCAACCTGGTCATCATCAACAGCAGCAGGTTTTTCAATAACAGGTTTCGCTGTTCTCTTTCTCTTCACTGTTTTTTCGGTCTTTTTTGCCATCATCAGCACATTTAGCAACATCTTTTAAAATTTCGGTCATACAACTGCCAAGAACCGCATCAATTATCTCTTTAATTTGAATATCACTAACGTTACGTGCATCAACGTTTGTATCGTCAACGCTTCTTGAAGCACCTGAATCACCATCACCAACACGACTAACATTCACATTCAGTTGACAACCACCGTCGACAAAAAAATCGCCGATAGTGACATCACCAGTAACTACCAGATTAATATCCATTACAGTTTTCTTCCTCATCTTCATCCATTTCCTCTTTCTGTTCATTATCGACACCAACAGCGTCGACACGTCTAAATTCTTTCGTGTCGATAGACTCAAATATCTGCTCAGCGACTGGTTTATACAGACATCCGAACCAACCAACAATAACACCAGCTATAAAAGAGCCCACGACTGCAACAAGCACACCCATCATTCGCTACCACCCATACCAAAAAAACCTTTAAAACCGTTCATGAATCCGCCTTTTTTAGCCTCAACCTCGTTCTTACGATTAATAGCATCAACAGCTTCTCTACGACCCTCACCGTTTATAGATACAGATAATCTTTTCTTAATTCTAGTTATTGCCAATGCGTCAGTTGTTAAAAAATTATAAGATACCAAAGCATCAACTGCAAGGATAGACGGTATCTCTGCAAAATGCAATCTAGATTTCATGTCAATAGATGACATGTTAGTAGCTGGGTCGATAGTATCATCGTTAAGCTCTCGCAACATATCTTTAAGTTCCGACGGTTCTTGAATCCTCGTAACCCCTGAATAAGCTCCAGATGTTAACTGTTCAACATGACCACTGCCAACAACACCGTCACCATCCAAATCAGCAGGCACGACTTGTACAACCTGCCCATCAATCTTAAATTTCATCACATTCATGCTCTCTACACTTCTTACAAACAGCGCACTTTTCTTTCTAGGTCACTCAGACCCCACGACAGACACCGATGCCAGTTCTTTTCAGTCGCAAGTCTGTTAGCTACCAACTGATACGCCTCATCAGACGTAAACCCAAGACTCTCATATCTAAAATGCTCACAAATCAATGAAGTTATGAATACGGATTCATAACGATGATGCAACCGAATATACTTATCTAACAAGCTCAAATCAACGTCCATAACCAACAACCCCCCTAAACGCCTCATCAACCTTAGACATGACCCACCAGCCAGGCGAATCCTCGTCATATTCGTCGTAACCAGGACATAACTCTTGTTTAAGATATTCGACAGCTAGACGAATATCATCCACGTCGGCAAACCTCTTGTTTTGAGGTTCACACAAACACACGTTAGACTTGCACCTCAAGCACACAAGCTTGTCTCGCCTTAAAGGAGTAGGTTCAGCATCCGAGTTAATAATCTCACCTCTGTCGCTTATTATTTCGTCGTCGTGAAGCCCGCTTATTTTTAGTCGGTTCTTTGTCTTTGATAGAATTATCAACAGCAGAACATTTAGGAAAATATTTTTCCACAACACCGTCTGCATATTTAATCCTACCGTGCTTACGCTCAAACTCAGCAACATCAGATTCTAAATCATAAATGTTCTCAACACCTTTAGCTTTCTTCTTGCTCATATTTATCAACCTGTCTTTACTGGAAAAGTCTTAACATCTAAGGGAGATTCAGCGACGCAAATAGCTTCCCACTTGCGCCAACCAGTCATCTCATAACCTGCATAAACCATATTTTTCTCACCACACAGGCGTTTAGACCTTGCCTCTAAAATCTTCTTATCCTCTAGCCAATCTTTCTCAAAATATTTGCTATGATAAAAATCACCGACAAGTTTTATCCCTAGAAAAATAAAACCCACCGCAACCAACACCAATCCAATCCTAGCTACCGACATGATTAATCAACCACATTTATTTTGATACCAAGATAGTCATTAGCCTGTTTTAATGATTCGTTCAGCTTAGAAATTTCAAAAATTTCAGTTTTTACCATAATTAATCCCCTCAATCATAACCATAAGCAACAATATTTAGTATATAAATGTTTCGTGGTGACTAGCTTAAAGGTGGAAAGGTGGTACAGACTGCAACATGTCTAGAAAGACAGTCACCACGAAACAATTATAAAAAAAATTAAACTTTAACTGCGGTATACTTACAAGACGTATCAACACTCAACACAATATCGTCGCCTGATAAGTCTCCTGTATATCGCCATGCATCAGGTATGCAGTTCGATTCACCATGCGGAAGACCATCAACAACAGCGTCCGCTGACGGTGCAACTGCTAATATAAACATACCCAGTGCAAAAACTACAACAATAGCAACTGCCAGTTTTCTCATCGTCTTACAAAAACCTGGTATATTCTTGTAGGGTTCTGACCTTTGACAGATGGTGGTTCTTGACCTTTGTAGATTATACCGACTTCATCACCAATCTCAACATCAGCGAGCCTGGATTGAAGAACTTTATGCGACGGAGTCCTTACGATTGCACCGTCATCAGTCTCAATCAAATAAGTCTTACCGTATGAGCCTTCAATAATATCCTTGACCAAACCTTTTAAAGTTTCGCCAGCTACTTCAGGCAGCCAAATATCGTTACTCAATTGTTCTTCAAATCCATCCCCGAAAGGGTTACCAACAACGTTCTCTTCTTTAACCATTTTAGTTATACCTCACTTATTTTTTCAATCTAACAGAGACAAACCTACCTCGCTTATCTCTGTACTTAACAACGAACTTCTTACCGTATCGTATCCGTTCCCGACGAGCATATACAACCTTATGCTTTACTCGTCCAAGATACCCATACGCGTTAGTCCGCTTAGTGTCAAGACCTGGAAAATCAGCTTTAGTAGCTCCCACCTTAACGTAACGCTTCTTGTCTTTCACTATATTAGCTGTTCTCTGCCTATCTTTAGCAAGATTATCTACGTTACCACCAGCTATCTTATATAAAGCCTCATCTTCACCAAAAGTTCTTTTGACTGTAATCTTACCAGGCTTAATCTTCCTAAGATACTTAAAAGCCTTATCTTTCATGATAGATTCAGCTTCCTCATCCAAATCAACATCTTGCATATATACATCGAACGCCTGGTCAAAAGTCTCCCTGTCAGTAATCTGCGGAAACTCGTTATTAAGCCTCTCCGCAAGACGACGGAAATCATCCTCAGGCGTTACTCTCTTTTTAGTCTTTTTCAT